GCCCTGCATTCTTTCAAAACCACTACCAGCTATATACCGCTTGTTCATATCAAAGACTTTTAAGCGATATGTTGATTCATATTTCATAAAGATACGTTTAGCTAACATCCAGCTCTTTGACGCTGCAATGTTCTTTCGGAAACGCTTAATCCTAGATCTAATTGTTTCCCGTACATCAGTCCTAAAAGTGATATTGCCAAAGTCTAGCCCAACAGACACATCACACTCATAGAAAGGAAGTGATCGTAAATTTACACCCATTCCGTGAATAAACTCAATTTGTGATAATTTATGTTTAACACGACGTCGCTTTATAGAGTTTAATACATCCGGTCCATGACGAGCGTAGCCTAGGTAACAGCTTCGCGCGATGTATAATTCGACGTAACTATTAATAAGATTTGAAAAGGGCCCAGACACAGCCAACACCTCAACATCTTCCAAGCGCCCGTGAAGGCCACGCTTATTCTTCGATCTAGAGAAAATGAGATTGGTAAATAACTCAATTGGATTCCAAGATATTGTATTATTGTTATATTGCTTCTTTAGAAAAGTAGGTTTATCATAGTCCTCTGAAAACATATCACCTGAATTAATATTAAAGTCATCACACACCATACCACTATTATTAGTAACTTCATTATATACTTTAGTAAGATATTTCTTAGGCATAACACCTATCCAATCATCACCAGCACCTTGTAGATGTGTTGATTGTATTTCGTTTTGAGTCAAAGTTTTAGAAATCGCAGTTGCTAAAGTCCCATACGCACACAAAGAAGTTAATATGCTGGTAAACGCATGCCCACTTGGAACACCTTTTGATATTTCATATATTAGACCACTACCTGGAAGCACAATTCGCTTGAAAATAACCGATGACATAATGTAATAGAATAACCTATCTAACTTACCACATTCTGGTAGACATATTCTCATTAGGGCAAACGCACATACAATTTGCTCCTCAGAAACACGACAGTCGTGTTTACTGAAATCAGTATTAAAATTAGTAAGATCAGTACCCAATAATCGATTTACATCTCTAATATTTAAACGTTTTGTTAACTCTTGAAAATTACGACGACCGTTTACACGACCGCCCCAGTTAAAGCCTTTGTTTAACACTTGATAGCTATTATTAAATAAAACTGCTAATGATTGTCCAATTAAAGTAGGTATATCTTCCATACCAATCACAACCCGACTGGCTAATCTGTGTTTACCAACACGCGATTTTACAATACGTTTC